GCGATTTCTCACAAAGAGGCTCCAGAAGGGAATGCGGTAGTCCTGACGGCTAAGAAGGACATCAAGAAGGGTGACGTTATCGGCCACATGTGCCTTATCAAGTTCGCCGATTCTGACGTCTTGCGTGCTCAGGAGTCCTACGAGATTGAAGGAATCGCCGATATGGACCCAGAAGGAAAGGCTAAAGCTGCGGAGCGTAAGATTCGTGGTGAAGCTGGAAAGGATGCAAAGGGCTTGTTCGAGTTCGGATTCGACGCAGAACAGGTAGTGGCTGCGCTTTGTAAGAAGCACTCCATCGATGAGGACACGGCGCTTGCCATCGTGGAAGCAGTGACCGAAAGCAAGTAGGCAAGAAGCCCGAAACAAGTAGCTCGGAGAGTTTGACTCTCCGGGCTTTCTTGCGTCTCGGCTTTTTGGGCTTCCGTCTTGGAGCACCTTTTGGCTCCATGCTCTCGGAGAGATAGCCCCTCACCTCTTGCCGCTACCGCGACTTCTTTTCCCTCATTCGAGAAACACTGAACTCTCCCTAACTACTTGGAATCATTATGCTTATTCTTTCTTTCTTCCTTCTCGCTCTTTGCGCGATTGCCTATGTTGGCGAGTTGCTTGAAGAGCAGAACTCCTCCCCCTCCCCTTCTCGGAAACTCTCCGAGGAAGAGGAGATGTCCATCATCTGGATGCTTGCGAAAGAATCTCCACTGGAGTCAGCAAGCACCATCTCGCCTTTCGAGGATTAGAATCTTTCTGGAGCGAGCGTGAATGCGGCAACGCGCTCCGCTCCAGCCCCTCTCTCATTGCCGCTACGACAAAGGTTTTTCTCATGAGCATGCTTATCGCAACTCTCTCAGTGACAGTTCTTCCCTGCTGCGTTGCAGCACTTCTTTACATCTGGCGAGGATAGACAAATGAACAAACGTGGAATCGACATCGTGGAAGTTGCCCTGGGGGGATTCGCTCTCCTGGTTTTTCTGGAACTCTTTGCCTGTCTGCTTCTCGCTTTGGCGAAATGACATCGACGGAACTTCCCGGGTTCTTCTGCCCGGGTGGTTCAGCCGATAGCATTCTGCTGTTGGAAACTCAAAACAAAGGAATAGAGAAAAATGGATTTCTCGAAAATGCAAGTGTTGTTCGAAACGCTCGATGTAGCGTTGAATAGTAAACCCTCTCAGCCAGTTCTCATTTGGGGAATGGATGGATGCGGAAAGTCGCGGGGAGTTGAGCAGTTCATCAAGGATCGGCTCGTAAACCCTGATGGCTCGCCAGTGAAATACTGGTATCTCAACGGGAACTCGATGGAGCCAACTGACGTGGCGGGGCTTTTTGCCCGAGGTGCTGACGGAGATTGGGGACGTGTCCCGGTGCTCCGAGCCATAAAAGAAGCCATGGAAGAACAAGCAAAGGGGAACTCTTACGTGTTCATCTTTGAAGAGTTCACGACGATGAACAAAGCGACGATGGCTCCTTTTCTTTCTCTCACCTCGGAGAAAGTTACGGGTGATATCCGGCTCGACGAGAACCTGACTCACATCATCGCGCTGGCTAACCCTCCCGAGATCGCGGTCAATCCAACGCATCTCGCTCCTCCGGTAGCAACGCGGTTCTTGCACATGCAGTGGAAGATGGACTTTGCTCACTGGGCGGAGAACATGCTGGAAGGGAACTGGTTCCCGGGAACTCAAGAAGCGGCGGCTGATGTCATCTCCTTCCTGGCTTCTAAGGGAAATCCCGACGCGCCGAACTTCGATGAAACTTCCGGGTTCGCTCAAGAGCCTTCTCGCGAGTTCATGAATAAGACGCGGGGCAATCCTCGAACCTGGACGAACCTGATCAAGTCGGACACGACGGCCCGGGAGTGTGGTGCTTCCTTGCGGGCTCGCGAGATTCTGTTTCGTGGAATGGTCGGTGAAGGACTCGGGAGAGAATATGCTTCCTGGCTTCGCATGAAGGATGAAGGTCTCGACGTCCTGCAAGCTTTGAAGGATCCCTCCTCTGTCGAGATTCCCGCACGAACCGACAAGCAGTTCGCTTTCTATACTGCTGTCGCCGCACGGGTTTCTGTCACGATGGATGAAGGAGACTTCTGGAATGCTTGGGAGCTTCTCTCCAAGACGAACGACAAGGACCTCGCAACTCTCGCTGCACGGACTTTGGGGAAACTTCTCCAACGTCCAGAAGGACGGAAGTTGGTATCCAACCGAGGCATGCACCCGACTGTTAGCGAGTTCGGGGAAATGCTTATCGGCCTCAAGAAGATTCTCACCACCATCGGCCAGTAGGGGGACGGACTCATGTCAAGTAAGATGTATCCTGCTGAGTGGACGAAAGTGAGATGTCTCGGGGAGCACCATTCGCTCCTCCTGATGAAGAATGATTCTGGACGCGCAAGTATTGCTCTCCCCGCCCATCGGCGGGGAAGCAAGAACTCCCTCGATCAGATTGTTGCGATGCAGGCGATTGTGCCTGAGTGGCGATGTCGCTGTTGGGAAGTTCTTTGTGCGTGGAGAGTCTACACTTCTTGGAGTGGCTACCGAATCAAGAATCTCTTGAAGGACTACCACAACTTAGAAGAAGCCGTCGCGCTTGTTGCTCCTCTCCGAGAAGTCAGCAAGAAGAAGGTTAGAGCACAAGGGGAAGTCAGCCCCTCCGAGGTTCTTGCGCTGATTCCTGAATCTTTCCGGTCGGAAGCTAAAGCTGCCCGAGAGAGACATGAATCACGGTGGAACCGCTCTTTGCAAGTTGTCGGAACTCAGTTTCGCTGTTCTTCCACGGAGTCACATCGACCAAAGTGGATGAGGCATGCGATGGAGGCCGATGATCATCGGACATCTGTCCGGTTCTTTCCGATGGACGATACTGCTTCCCGATTCTATCGGGGTGGAAGTTATAAGGAAGTCACGGACAAGTGGTTCCGAAGAACGCTCGAACCTTGTGGACTCTCAGGACCGGATCTTTCTTCTCCCGGACTGAAGAGTTACCCGGACTCATTCATGCGAGGATTTTCTCTAAAGAAGAACGGACAGAGATATCCGAAAGTCCTCAAGTGGATGAGATTGTACTGGACCCACGATTGGTTCCGGGAACTCGTCAAGTTCGGGTTTGCTCCTTCTAACATTCCTCCTTTGGACTGTTGGGAAACTGACCCGAGGACAGGAAAGCCCACCTTTCCTCGCGTCTTGTTGTGTATTTCTTGGAATGGGAAATCATCCATAAGTCAAGGAAAGCACCGCTGGGTCAAAATCCGTGGGAGTGGAGAAACCTACTCCTTCTCTCCTGCATCTGAAATCATTAGCTACTGGTAAACAAAGGAAAAACTCATGAACTCTACAGAACAACAAAACAAGCAGGCCCGAAAGGAACTGCAACTTATCCGCCTCGGAGCTTTCGAGGTTTACCCATCAATGGCATCAGCTATCTTTGCTGCAAAGCTGGTTGTCACTCCTGACTTGAAGGAGAAATCAGGATTCTCCTGGTGCGTCGACGAGTGGAATCGAATCTATGTCGATCCGAATGTTCTTGTCGGCCCGGAGAAGGAGACAACTCTCCAGTCGATTGCTTCCCTCCTTCACGAGGTGCAGCATCCTCTCCGAAATCACTTTCAACGCTTCCGAGCGATGAAGGAGAAAGACGGAAGTCCCATCAACATGAGGAATGCTAATCTCGCTGCGGACATGGCGATGAATAGTCAGCGATTCTTGAGAGACAATCTCCCCAAGAACTGCATCTTTCCTTCTACCTTCCCAAGCAAGAGCGGGTATCCGCTCCCTTGGGGAGAAACCCTGGAGTATTACTATGAGAATGCTCGCTTTCCAGAACAGGACGAGGAAGATGATTCTGGAAACTCAGGAGGTTCGGGTGAACCCGACATGGGAGAGAACGGAGATGCTGCTGGAGGGGAGAGACCTTGGGAACTCGGTCCTCCTTCAGATGAGAATCCTGGATGCACGCAAGAAGATCTTGATGAGATTCAGGAAGCTTGCGCTAAGGAGATTCAGGAACAAGAGAAGAACGATCCTGGGTCGATGCCCACCGATCTCGTCGAGTGGGCGGGCGAGGTTCTCGAACCTCCGAAAGTAGACTGGCGGCAAGTTTTCTCTCAACTCCTGCGCGAGTCTCAAGAGAAAACTATCGGAGCTTCTGCTCTTACGTTCTCGCGACCGAACAAGAGAGTTGCTGCTCTCTATGATGACGTTGTTCTTCCTGCCCTGTACGAGCCATCGTTGAAACCTGCCCTGGTGGTAGATTCGTCGGGCTCGATGTCGAACGAGGACTTGAACAACTGCTTCAGCGAGATTGGAGAAGTTCTCCAGATGTCAGCATCCGAAACTTTCGTGGTTACTGGAGATGTGAAAGTCGACTTCGCGGAGTATGTCCACGACGTCAAGGACATCGAGATCAAATCTCGCGGAGGTACTGACATGAAGCCTCTCTTCAAGAGAGCGGTTCAGGAAACTCCCGATTGTATTGTTGTCATGACGGACGGATACTTCTCCTTTCCTCGGGAGGAGGAACTCGATGGAATCACTTTGATCGTTTGTCTAATCGGACACTCGACTCGTTCTTACTGCCCGGAATGGGTGGAAGTCGTGGAGGTGGAGAATGACTGAACAAGATTGGGATGAGTGGATTGCGGAGCAGTGCAGAACATTGACGGATCTCGAAATGCTCGCGGTCTTGTTTCTCACCTGCACGGAACCTGCTGAAGCGTGATTCTCCCTCTAACTTATCGGCTCTCGTCGGTAAGTTAGCTGGTGCAATCAAGCGCCGAAAACAAAGGAGATGCCATGAGCATCGAAAAGCAAATCAAGCACAACGGAGTTACTGTCTACTGGAGTCTGGTGGATGGAACTAAAATCTCGAAACTACGCGACGGGTTCGAATCTATCGGACGAGTCGACTTGCTTCCTGAAACTCAGAATGAAGGACAAGCTCTCAAGAGAGCAATCTCTCGGAACTTCCGTTCTCGCAATAAGATCATTCGTCCCCTCAAGGGAGTTACCGGGTTCGCGGTTGTCGACGAGAGCGAGACGATTCTCCCTTCTGGACAGAAGAAACTCGTTCATGAGGAAGAACTTCGAATCGCGGTGTCGGGAGGCGTGATGCTTTCTAACCCTTCGGACCATCCTGCAATCCCGCAGATCAAGTCCTTGTTCGCTGAAGAAAGAACGCAAGTTACTGCTGCCAAGCTCGGAACGATTCTGGTCAAGGCGTGCAATCAACTTTCGGGAATCCCTCTTCGGCCCCGTGGTGGTTTCTACTGGATCCCGAACTCCAAAGCTGCCGAGTGGGAAGCAATCGTCAATGTCGTTGAGCAGGCAGAACCTCGAAACACGACGTGGAGAATGAAGACCACAACTGACCAGGAGACATTGAATGCTGTTTGTGACTCCCTGGTGATTGAAGTCGAGAAGAAGTTGGAGAACCTTTCGGAATCTCTCCACGAGGAAGAACTCGGAAAGCGTGCTCTCAAAACAAAAGAGAAGACTGCAATCGAGTTGGGAGATCTCGTCGAGGAGTACGAGGAGATTCTTGGAAGAACCCTTCAGGACTTGAGAGACAAAGCCACAGAAGTTCAATCTGCTGCATCGGTCGCTCTGCTTCAATGCCTGTAGAATGTTCTTCTATGAGTTCACTCCGATAGTTTGGGTTCTTGGACTTTACATGATTTGGTTCATTTTCTCCGACTGACAGTTTCACTAAACTCGACCCTCGGGAGATTCGCTCTCCCGGGGGTTTTTTTCTTCCCGCACCCCCTTCCCCAGTCCTGGAGGGGGGTCGGTGATAGCCCCATTTCTTGCCGCTACGCCGCTACGAAACGAGGGGTCCCAGAAAAGCATGTCACGAGAGTCACAGGGACTTGGCAAATATAGTTGATTTCCGGGTTGCACTGACTCATATCCTTTGATAAGATGTAGTTGTATGGACACGGAAGCCAAGGTTCAAAGAGGTATACCCCCCAGATCCTACTCCGGTGGGACAGTACACTTAGTTGCCATGACATACCTAACTACCTACAATCCCTTCATTTCATTCTTTCTTCTGTCTACTAACTTTAGAATAGAAGAAGAATAAACTATTAGAGGATTCGAATCAATCTATCTATCTCAAGATAGATGGTGTTTTTTCCTCCTCTAAGTTTTGGAACTGTCCAGCGTGATGTTGGACGTCCACCAATCACCCCCACCTGGAGAAGAAAATGTCGAGTAAAACCACAGAAGAGATTTTCACAGAACACGACCAGAGAGAACATGAACGAATCCAATCCGGAATCGAGCAGGATGTTGCCCGGGGTTCTCAGAAAGAAGAACTCTTCTCTCTCGCTTCAAGACTTGGAAAGGCACTGGGAACTTCCAGACTGGAAGCGTCCGTCATTGCTTTGCGATTCGCGACACAGGGAATCAAAGACTGGCCGCTACTCATGGGTTCTATCTGCCCGGAGGATGTGAAGAAAGACGTCATCGGGTTTTCTGAATATCCGAGTGCCGCTACGATTTGTAAGGTAGCTAAGGATCTCGGAGACTATGGATTTACACTTGATATGCTCATCGAAGCTGCGGGTCCTGATATAGTTGTCCGACCTAAAGCCTATAAGAATCAACTTTCCCGCTTACTGAGACAATATGGCTTCTTCCAGAAGCAAGTTCGTCAGCATGGAAAACGACCTTTGCTCTGGTTTCATCCAGATCGCTGCGGTATCTCTACCTAATCCCTTATAAGAAAACCTCGCCCCCCGCTGGAGTCAAAGCATCGAGGGACGAGGTTCTCAGGAGTCGAGCATGAATAACATTGAATGGCTACCATGGAACATGAGTCTATTCCGAGGTGGCTTCACTACTGTACGTCCGTCCAGTATTCTTGTCAAGCAGTCCAGTCAACTGGAGAAGTTCTTCACTGATCCCCCTTGGAGACAAACGGAGTTCCCGAAGAACAAGCTTCACTGCTGGAGCCCCGCACTGTTTCCCGAGAGCGGACCAAAGAGTAAACGCGCCAACGACAACGTACTAAAAATCTCCGCGATTGTTTTCGACTACGACCATCCTGGTTGGAGTGCGGAGCGGATGGCAGAGCATTTATCTGACCTCGCCCTTGCTCATTGTGTCTACACTACTTGGTCGCATACAGATGAAGAACCACGTTACCGCGTCGTTGTTTTCCTTTCCCGCCCAGTCAGCCCCAAAGAGTTTACGAAGGTTCGAGAGGAAGCACTGGCTCTAATCGGATACACAGAAGGAGTAGATACCGGGTGCAGTGATATCGCGAGGCTCTACGCGATTCCGGTTCGTAGAACTGGTTCTTCCTTTCAGAGTTTCTTAGAGGTATCATCTAATCCCTTGTGTGTGGATTCATTGATGTCTGATACCAAAGAAACGAGTGGCGACTCGGGAGCCTCTGGACTGCTCCTAACTGCCTCTACTTCTCTCATCCTTTCTGAGGATGGAAAAGACATGGCTCCTGTCGGAGACCTTGTTGCCCTGGGTAAGGGTAAGCATAAGTGCGCGTGCCCCTTTCAAGAAGACGCATCTTACGGCTCTGCATTCCTGCGGGTGATGAATGATGGTCGCGCCTTCTTGATGTGTACCAGTGAGAGACACACGCACGAGAAGAAACAGTTCTGGTTGAAAGATGCCGGAGGAAAGAAGAAGAAAGGAAAGAAGCGCGGGTCTGTTGCTCACTCGGTGACAAAGAGAAAGGAACTACTCGAAGAGATTCCAGAAAAGCTCCGCTTCTATATTGATTCGAACATCGTGTTCAACGCTCCCCAGAATGTGTTCTATCGCAGACAACAAGGAGCTTGGCAGGTAGGCTCGCCGCTACGAAAAGATGGCATCTTCAATCACCTCATTGGAAAACTCTCCGACGGTCTCGACGGACATCACGTCAACGCCATGATTGATCACATTCTCTCTCGACAAGTTTATGGATTCTCCTGTGATTCTTCTCGTGGTCCTACCGTCTATGAAGATGGTCTCGGAGCGATGCTCAATCTTTACGCACGTCCAGAGATTCGCCCGTTGGAAGGGGACTTTGAGCGAGTGCAGAAACTCATCAGTGTCCTCTGCGACGGAGACGAGAAAGCGATTGAGTGGTTGATGCACTGGAGTGCTTCTGTTGTTCAGCATCCTGAGCGTCGTTCCATGGTGGCAGTTCTTTGTATGTCTCCGCAGCAAGGAGTAGGAAAGTCGATGTTCGGTCGAATCCTATCTGCTGCTGTGGGAGAGCGGAATTCCGCTATCGTCTCCAACCAAGCCCTTCGGGACTCCTTCAATGCCAGCTATGTCACCAAGCTTCTGGTGCTCGCAGACGAGGTAACGGTTGCTGGTTCCCGAGATAAGGATGCTGTTATCCCTGCGTTGAAGGCATACATTACAGACGACCGAGTTCCGTGTCGTGCTCCCTATGCTGCCCGGACGGAGGTTGAGAACCGCATGACATGGTGGCTCACTTCTAATGACCGTCGACCTCTCATCATTGAGAAGGATGACCGCCGCTTCACTGTTCTTGTGCCCGGTGGTTGTGATTGGGATTATAGGCGGATGCTCTCCGGTTGCTTCAATCCTAAGACTGGAAAGTATTCTCGTTCTTTCGCGCTGGAAGTTAGAGCCTTCGCTCATCATCTCCATGCGATGGAAGTAGACTACGGACTCATCTCCCGTCCCTATGCTGCTAAGGCTCGCAAGCTTCTCCAGGAAGCATCCCGAGGAAGCGTGGACCATTTCGTGGATCTCGTAGCAGAAGTCGGCGCTGCCGATGCGATTGCTGACTATCCTCCTGGTCCGGAGTACATCGGTATTTCCCACAACGACGTGGTGACAGGACGGGGAGTTCTTCCCTGCGAACTAATCTACGGTTCCTATCGAACGTGGTGTGAGAGGAACGGACGTCGAGACATTCGACCCGAGTCTACTCTTCGTCTCGCATTCATTGGAGTTGATGACGTTCGAGTTCAATGGATTCAACTCGGAGGTAAGAAGTTCCAAGCCTACTTGAATCTCCCTGAACGCAAGGAAGAAACAGTAGTAGCAATGCCCGGGGTTGACTCAGGTCTTTCATAAAAACAAAGGAGAAGAGACGATGGAAAACAGGCCGTTCGTCTTTAGCAGAAGTGTGCCCGATGGTGCGGAGAATATCCCTGGCATCTGGACAAACAAGAATGGATCCTATCGAGTTCCACTGAACGCCCATTCAGTTATTGGATGGCCCTCACCGGGTATTCGAGAAGTTCCCGACGAGGTAGTTTCTGGGTTCTTATCCAACCCTCTACTGAGACAAGACCTCAATGGATTCGCGAAAGAGCATCAGCGTCGAATGCTTCGCAAGGCTTTCGCGATGCCGGGGTCACATGGGTGGGCTCCTCCTGGAGCGGGCAAGACCTTAGTCGGACTGGTCTATGCAATCGGAATCGCGCCGATGGGAATCAAGCTCGTCATCACCAAAGCTGCGGCTCGGGGGACATGGGCGGAGCAGTGTGAACGCTACACAGTTCTTGAGCCCGTGTTGCTAAAAGGGCAGAAGGCAAGAGAAATACCGCTCGACCCTACCAAGTTGTACATTACTGCATGGGAGACAATCAAATACTGGGTAGACGAGATTGTTCTTGCTCGACCCAACGTAGCTGTGTGGGATGAGATTCACTGGCTACGACGACCCAAACATACCAAGGCGACAGTTATGCCTGACGGGTCGATTCGATTTGATGGACTCGGGAACAGTCTGGACTCTGCCCGGAGGATTGCTGCGGTTACAGAAAGACGTCTTGCCCTAACGGCTACTCCTGTGCCCGGGAGGGTTAGAGACTTGTGGACTCAGTTAGACATCATTGAGCCCTGGCAGTGGGGTAGTTTCCATCAGTTCGGCATTCGGTACTGCGCGGGTCAACACAATGGTTATGGCTATGAGTACCTCGGAAAGAGCAACGTCGAGGAACTCCGGGATCGCCTTCGGGAAGTAAAGGTTCGAGTCACCCGAGACGAGGTGAACAAGCATCTGCCCAAGAAGAGGAGAGAGGTTGTTCGATTAGAAGTATCAGAACAAGACAAGCCCTCTGCGATGAAGCGAGAACTCGCTAAGGCCCAGAAGATGGCAAAGGCAGGAGGAGAAGAAGGACGAGAGAGTTTCTTCGAGACCCTGCTAATGGAAGCTGCTTCTCGCAAACACTCCTATGTAGAGGACCGGGTGCTGTCTGCCCTGAAGTGTGGTCAGAAGGTGACTGTCTTTTCTGGAAGACGATTAGACTGTGAACGTCTCGCAGCGAGATTGAAGAAAGTCGCAGACAAGATTTCAGGATGCAGCATGTGGTGGGCGCACGGTGGGACAGATCCCTCTGACCGAGATGAGATTCGCCACGAGTATATGTCTCACCCTGGTCCGTGTCTTCTTGTCGGAACAGGAGATGCTTGGGGAGAAAGCGTAGACTTGCAGGACACCGACCTCGCTCTCATCGCTATGCTGCCCTGGACTCCAGACAAGGTGATCCAATGGGAAGGACGTTTCTCTCGTCTTGGACAGAAGAGAGCAGTTCTCGTTTCGTATGTGATTGCACGAACCACAGCAGACGAGGATGTAGCTGACCTCCTCTTAGACAAACTTCCTCACGTCGGAGAGGTAGGAGAAGATGTAGCGGCTGAGGAGATTGAGAATGCCCTGGGTGGCGTCGACAACTCCGAGGGCGCAGGCGAACGTCTTCTCCAAAGAGTGGCTCAGTTGACATCCTCTTGACATTTGAGTCTTGCATTCGACGCTCACTTGACTATACTAAAAAGGAACAGGCAATGAAACTATTAGACGCTGGCCCCTCCGAGAGAGGGTGGCACCGAATACAGAATGTGATCCGCTGTCCACGTTTATTCGCGTGGAGAGAGATTGCAGGAAAGGGATTCAAGGTGTCTGCTCCCTTAGTAAATGGATCGCTGATCCATGTTGCCCTGGCGCATCATTACCAGAGACTAAAAGAGAAACAAACAGGAGGGAATCCAGATGATTGGCTTCTACCAGAAGATGCAATCGTCGCCCTCGCGGAGAAGAATGAAGATGAGTCTCCCTTATGGATGGCCGCTATCCCTCAGATACAAGACGCCTACTTTGCCTATCGGCACAACTGGCACTTTGAAGAGTGGAAAGTTCTCGACGTCGAGCACCAACTCAAAGCTCACCTCGGAGCAAAGAAGCACCTCTACACTCAACGAGCAGACCTCATCATCGAGGACGCCAATGAGCGAGTGTGGATTGTTGACCACAAGTCGGCCTACCGCTTGAACTCGAAAACTCTCCGACAGCACATTCTTGATGGACAGTTCATTGGATACCAACTCTTCGGTAAAGCTCGATACAAAGAAAGGTTTGCAGGAGTTCTGGTCAATCGAATCAAACTCTCCGCACCTCATGACTTTGACCGTCGTCCGCTTGAGCCAGCACCCAATGCTCTCAAACACTTCGTCCAAGTCATTGAAGAAGGAGAGAGAAAGATAGCCCTATTTGAGGGAAGAGATGTTCTGGACTGGCCGATGGCTTTGAATAATCAAACGTGCTTTGGGAAGTACGGACAGTGCGATGCGTATGACTTGTGTCGCTTTGGAGATGAATAATGGAACTCCCTATTGGATACGACAACTGGAAACTCGCCTCTCCGGAAGATGATGCTGATTGCCTCGTCGAGTGTGAGGAGTGTGATGCCATGGTGCCAGAGGACGAACTGATCCCTGTGAATGATACGACGATCGACTACACCCCCAAGGTGTGTGAGGAGTGTGCGTGGTGATTCTCCTCAAGATTACCGAAAAAGAAAAACCCGTTGTTCTTGAAGCTCTCCACTTCTTTGGCTCTGAACTCCAGCGCCGTCTACAGAGTGGAGACGAACAAGACCCTACCCTCGAAAAGATCGTTACCCTCGACCAGATCATTGACGTGATCCAGTTGACCGATCAAAAACCAGTGTGTTAGCTTTCATAAACCAACAAGTGTGTGTTTGGAGAAATCGATGTCTACTAAGAATGGATCCAATGGATCCAATGGTCGAAGCAGTTCGCCTGTTGGGGGCGTATTCATCTGCCTCTACGGACCAAGTAAAGCCGGAAAAACAATCGCGTCTGCCGCAGCAGGAGCGACAGGAATCTTCATAGGGGATCCCGCAGGACTTCTTTCTGCCCAGAGGTTTCTGGGACTCAATAAGTTGAACGCCGTCTCTGCCCGGATTGTTCCCGAAGCGACAGCAGCCATTGAAGCTGCCGTTTCTAAAGGAACGAAAGTTCCCTCTATTGTTATTGATGACTTCTCCCTGATGGTGGAGTCTACTATCAACGAGTACGAAACTTCTAAGGGAAGAGGAGGAATGTGGTCGGCCTTGACGAGAGACGTGCTCGCCTGCCGAGATGCTGCTCGCGCAGCTACTGCCCTGGGGATGATTGTCATCTTCAACTGCCACGAACAACCCCCTCGAACAAGCAGCGGTAAGTTCGTTCGCGGTGGTCCTTCACTACCCGGTCAGCTCCCAGAAAAGTTTAGCGGCATGGTCGACGTGATTGGCCGAGCAATGTTCGAGCCTACCGCTGCCCCTTGGAAGTACCAACTCTGCTTTGAGCCTCAGCCAGATTACGTCTCCGGAGACAGGCTTTCTGTCTTTCCCGGCATGGCTCCAATGAATATCGCAGAAGGGCTTAGAGCCGCTGGGTATCAGATTCCTTATCCTAAAGGATTGGAATGGATTGATAAAGTTGCCCAGGGTGTGTGTGATGAAATCTTGAAGGCCGGTATTGAAAACTGGTCGGATGTTCTTCGGAAGGCCGTTGAGAATCTCAAAGGCAAGAAAGAACTCCCTCACATTCGTTGGGCTCTTCAGGATGGATTGCACCGAGCGACCATCAAGCATTACGAAACCGTAGAAGCTCTTGAGCTATTCTCTCGACCCGTCGAGGAAGAAGAGGGCTTATTCCTTTAGTGGACCGAGAGCGGGTTTTGGGTTTTTCCTTTGTCCCCCGAGTTGCCTGCTTTCGGTCCCATCCTTCCCACTCGCGTGTGTGTTGTGGGTTTTCACCCCAGACTGACTTAGGAGTCACAAATGTCTGTAACTATTGAACTCGACTTTACCGGACACTCTCCTGCGGGAGCCGGTATCGGCTATCTTGAAACCGGGCTTCACTCTGCCCAAATCCTGGAGTTTCGTCACTACGAGGATTCCAACCGTTTGCTCGTCTACATGATGACGAACGGGATTCGTCACAAGGACAGCTTCTCCTTGAACCCAAAGGCTATGCCTTTTCTTATGGGCTTCTTGGTTTCTGCTGGTGTGCCCGAGGGTAAGTTGAAAGGGAAGACTAAGTTCCCCTTCGACAAACTTGCAGGGAAGACTGTTCACTTCAACTACACTGCTCCCACTATGGGTGCTAATGGCCGTCCAGTAGAAGGGAGTTACCCCGACTATCGTTATGTCAATGAGAACTACTTCAATCAAATGAAGAAGGCTATCGCTGCTCCTGCTCCTGCTGACTTTCAAGTAGAAGAACAGGAAGTAGCTCCCGTCACCAACGGGGCTTCTGCCCCGGTAGCTACGACTTCATCTTCTGATGAGTTCGAGTTTCTTATGGACTGACTTGCATGAGAGGAGAAACTTTTTCTAACCCATGTTTCTCCTTTTATGGAAACGGCGGAGCAGGAAGGCATGTCCGTGGTCAAATAGATGCCTTACCCTTGGGGTGTAGTTCAACTGGAAGAACGCCTGACTGTTAATCAGGAAGTTGCAGGTTCGAGTCCCGCTGCCCCAGTTCTTATGAGTCACCGTTCGCCCATTCACGAATCATGATGGGGTGTTCAGAAAATATGAACGGTGGCTCTCCCTTTCCCGGAGGTGGTGGGATTCACTAACTATTATGGGCGTCCGCCCGCAGGTTTCGTGTACCAGGCCCCCACCACCTCCACCTTTTAGCCCAACACTATGCTCTACCCAATCTGTAAAAACTGCGCCCTAAATCAGGGCGGTGCCGCTACCCCAGTGCTATCTGAAACGCACGATGATGATCGTGTGATCATTCTGGGAGAATCACCCGGAATGCACGAGACTGTTGAGGGGAGACCTTTCGTTGGTCCGAGTGGCTTAGAACTCCAAGCTGCCCTCAATGCCCTAAACATTCCTCGGGATAAGTGCTACATCGTGAACACTGTTCGATGTCGTCCTCCCAAGAATGACCTGGAAGCGGTCAACATTCAGGTTTCTCGAATCAATCGGAGAAGAGAGAAGAAGGCCCGGGAGAAAGGAGAAGAAGCTGTAAAGCTCCTGCGTCCGCTGGATGCCTGCAAGACTCTCCTCTACGAGGAACTGAAAGCCACCGGAATCAAACGCATCATTTGCTTGGGCAAGACAGCAGCGAGAGCAATCCGAGGGGGAGATGTCTCCATCATGAACATCCGAGGAGGGTGCGAACTCGTGATAGCCCCTTGGGATCCAGATGTGATCTTGGAGGTTGGATATACGATGCACCCAGCTTGGGTTCTTAGACAAGCAGCCTATCGAGAAGTGTTTCGTCATGACCTGCGAAAAGCATTTCGTTTCTTCTCAGGAACGCTGGACTGGCCCGAGCCTAAGATTACTCGCACAGCCGATGTGGAAGTTCTGGAGAACTTCGTTGCCCGGTGGAGGGCAAACAAGTCTCCAGTTGCCTATGACTTGGAGACAGATGGCATCGACCCCATGACCGCGAACGTCAGATGTGTAGGTCTGGGAACGGAGGAAGAAGCAGTCGTTGTCGAGATTCGATCTATCGATGGGAGTTACTTAGCCAGTTTGGGTGAGATTGAGAAACTCGAAAACTCCCTAAAGAAGTTCTTTCTGGATCCACAGATTCCTCTTATCGGACATAATGCAGGACAATATGATCGTCTTTGCGTAGAGTCCTGGCTGGGGATCACCCCCAATCTCACCTGCGATACGATTCTTCTCCATCTTCTCGCAGACAATGAACTTCCCCATAACCTGGGGTTTGTCGGTTCTTTCTACACAGACAACCCAGAAGCGTGGAAGGCAGACCACACGGCAGTCCAGGCTAAGACAGACGAAGAACTGCATATCTACTGCGGAAAGGATGTATGCGTCACGGCTCGAATCACGAAGCCTCTTGCCCGGGATGTGAAGAAGCGAAGCCAGCAACATCTCCTTCCTCGGGAGCACATGCTTCAATCCCTGGGCGCTACGATGGAAAGTGTAGGCATGGGAGTTGACCTCGGGAAGGCTACTGAACATTTGGTCAGGTTGGATACGGAAGCAAAGATTCATCTCCGACGCTGCCAAGACATCGTAGGCGAGGGATTCAATCCCCAAAGCACCCGACAGATGGCGAATCTTCTCTTCTCTGAGTGGGGCCTTGCTCCTCATCATTACTCTGAGAAGACCGGAGACCCTTCCACGGATGACGAAACTCTCCGCACGATGATTGTTCATTACGGATTGGAGGAGCACCGAGTCGCGTTTCTTCGGTCGGTTCGAACTTATCGGAAAGTCACCAAACTCTTGGGCACATACATCCGACCTTTGATTGAGAAGCAAATCACTCGGATTCATCCCAGCTACAACAGGCTCCCCGCTACGGGAAGATACTCTTCAAGCAACCCGAATGCTCAGAACATCCCCTATAGTTTGCGGGACATCTTTGTTGCCCGGAAGGGGTGTGTGCTCATTGGCGCAGACATGGACCAGCTTGAACTGCGGCTTATTGCAGAGGAAGCCCGAGCAAAGCATTCCCTTCGAGTTATTCGAGAGGGACTTGACCCACACAACGAAACAATGGAGATCGTATATGGCAAAGGAATCTGGAAACTCGACGGGGCTCCCAGTGATCGTAAGGAGAAGGGCAAGGCGACCTTCAAAGCAACCCGAGACATCACAAAAAACACCCGGTACGCTTGGCAGTATGCCGCTTCTACTAAGCGAATCCACGAGCAAATCGTTTCAGTCGAAGACGACGAAGGAAACCTCCTCTACTCTCACCTTACGGTTGAGGACGTCCGTCAAGTCGTCGAAGGACTGAAGAGAGCAGATCCCGAGATCCCGAAGTGGTGGCGAATGATTGAAACTCGCTACCGGAAAGAAGGATTCATCGGTGACTCCCTTTGGGATCGTCGCCGCTACTTCAGAAATGAAGACAAAATCAACGAGCTTGTAAATCACCCCATCCAGTCAGGAGGGGTAGTGATTGTGAATGAAGCAATGCTCGAACTTATTTACGGGGTTCAAGATTGGTTCGCGACAGAAGCAATCAATCCCCCGAAAGAAACTCTCCCTGTGGAGTGGCTCATCAATCACGGCCACGATGCTCTCTACTTAGAGGTGCCCGAGGGGGAAGCAGAGTTTGCTGCGGAAGTTCTGGAACAGGCCATGAACCGACGCAGGAAAGTGAACCCTCTCCTCGATTACACCGCTGGAGCAGACATTGGAAACCGTTGGAGTGAAGTATGAAAAACATTAGAGTATTTTACGCACACCCGTCAGGCGAGGATGAGAAAACTATCGCCCAGACGAGTATTAGAATAAGAGAGTTTATCCGTGCCAAGGGAGAGCGTGCGGGTAAGGATCTGAAAGTGTCGGTCATCTCGGGAAGGGACGACTTTCGGATCAACTGTCGAGGAGACTGGAACGTCTGGGCCAAGAGTGTCGTGAAAAGAGAGCACGCTATCACTCGAAAGCCTTACTACGATTTCATCGTAGTCCCCGGCACCACCGTAGGCAGGGCGACTGCTCAGATTGTTGATCTGGCAGTTCGGGCAGGCCGCCCTGTCTTTTTGCTCTCCGAGGAGAAGCTCGAACGAATCACCCAAGTCTATCCTTTCGACGTAGAGGATTGGCAGGGCGGATTTCGATGTGAGCCTCAACAACTCGAACTTCCACTCGGACATAAGGAGACTTCTAATGCCGAAAAAACCTCTTGATATAGAGAAGCTTGCTAACCTCCGCACGAACTGCGGCCCCTTCATAGAGCACATGCTTGAGAAAGGGATGTCCTATGAACTGATTGCAGTGAAGTGTGGGGAGCATCTCTCTGGAATGAATCCCAGTGTCCAAAGCATTGCTCGGTGGAAGAAGGGAACTTCCATCCCAACCCGAGCCCATGGAGCGGCGTTGCTCCGAACCTACGAATCACTCTTTGAGAAAGGAGAGGAATAATGAGTCATGCAGTAAAGGTTATTTCGAACGTAAAGAGCCCGGACGGGACTCCCTACGAAGTCCCTCTGGGAAAGAACACAGTTCTAATCGGCCCGAATGAGGCGGGTAAGAGCGCAATCGCGGAGTCGATTCAACTTGCCCGGACGGGGAGTGCCTTTGGTCTTCTCTATAGGGATAAGCCTATCAAAGATGGGTCTCTTCTTTCTGCGCTGATTCCAGAAGTATCAAACTCTGCAATCGTTACCGCAGAGTTGGATGATGGAGAGTGTTGTTTCTGGGAACTGGAAAGAGGCAAGCGGCCCAAGAGCTC